GGTCGGTCGGTAGGTCGGTTGTTTTTACTGCGGTACTGCTACTACTTAATTTCAATACTTGTCTTTGCGGGTTTCATCGTGATCGCGGGTGCAATCTGCGACCAAATCTCAGGCATATTGGTGCGGAGATATTTCGCGCCCGTTTGGTCTAATTCGGTTTTGGTTTTGATGGGTCGATATTGCTCAGGCAACGCAGCACAAATGGCCATAAGCGTTGGCATATCCGCGGAATAGGTCATCTTGCCGGTAATCGTGACTTTGTGGCCACTGGATAATGCGTGGGTTTCTGATCCTTCAGGCTTTGCGCCAAGGATGTCAATAATTTGGGTTTCCAGATTTAAGCGGTACTCGTTTGCCGCTTTTTCACGGGCTTTGGCGTTGATCCAAGCCTCTGTTAGAGTGTCAATATCAATGTTCATGTTTTATCGTATTTGATTAATAAATCACATCATATAGCGATAATCGCAACATTGCAACTAGGGGATAACCCCTAAAAATGGTTCAAGCTAATTGGGCTGAATCCATAAGATTTTGTTAGCGTAGGCAATATCTTGATTTTCAATGACATTGTTTTGAAAACGTGCCAATAGGATGTTAAACAAGCCCTTTTTATATCCTCTGCGAATAATGCCGTTGACGATCCGACCATCTTTGAGCGTAATCATGCAAGCGTCATCTAGCAGATTGTCGGGCGTATCCATCTCGCCAGAGATATAAGTCAACCATCCATCAACAGGGCCAGACGCATCACGATATTGCAAGGCAAATGATTTGTTTGGCATATCGTGTGGCGCATCAACCATGTCGTGTGTGCCACGGGGCAATATCGTCACGTTGTGATCGTTACTAATAAAGCCATTAATCGGAATACGACGAATATCATCTAAGACGTCAATACCCGCTTGGCGCATTACCTCCGTCACCGGCATCCCGAATATGCTGGCAATGCTTTTCGCCTCATCCATTGACATATCGCGTTTGCCGTTAAACATATACGACACCGCGGCTGGGTCAAGATTCATTTTCTCGGCCAGTTTACGTTGTGACAATTTAATGGCCTTTAACTTGTCAAGAAACCAATTTTTATTAAATGTACTCATATTCACCTTGTATTTTCCTACCTGTTAATGTTGCGCTTAATACAATATGTTGTCAAATGTTGCATAAAACAACCACTTCGTAAGTCAAAAAATGACTCCAATCAATATTAAGCGTGAGAATTTGAATCGCTTTTGTTTTTTAATGCGATTTTGGTAAGTTGATGCAATAAATTCACCAGAACAATGCAAATCTAGGGAAACTACTAAGTAAAAATTACTAATATGTTTGTGTTTTGGTAACTTTTAGTATTGCGGTAATCTCAACGCTGTGATTTAATCACTACGCCAAACCAGTGTTTTTGCCTGATCCGCAAGAAATTAACGCTTCACACTGTCCCGTTTCACTGGTTTGGCTTCACTTTGGACAGTGGCGCAGTGAATGGACAGTGGGTTCAAATGCAAGTGACAGCAGAAGATATAGCACGGCGCCTTGGCGCGGCGCGTAAAGCAGGGGACGATTGGTCATGCCGATGCCCTGCACATGAAGATAACAAAGCCAGCCTGTCGATCAAAGACGGCAAAGATGGAAAAATCCTAGTGCATTGCCATGCCGGATGTCATCAAGAGGATGTCATCAATCAAGTGAAGTTCATGGGAATGTGGCCCACCAATGAAAAGCGCAAATATGAGCCACCCAAGGTGGTGATTAATTTAGTGCCCACCACGCCAGGCAAAGGCAACGTGGCAGCAGAATACAACTACACCGACGAGCATGGGCAATTGCTATACCAAGCCGTGCGCTATGAGCCGAAAGACTTTAGACAGCGCAGACCGTTGCCAGAGGGCGGTTGGTCATGGTCAATCAAAGGCGTGCGCCGCGTGCTGTATCACTTGCCAGAGGTCATGGAAGCCGCAGCCAAAGGCAATACGATCTTTGTGTGTGAAGGTGAAAAGGATGTGGAGGCCGCTAGAGCGTTGGGTTTAGTGGCAACGTGCAACGCGATGGGCGCGGACAACGGCACGGGCAATAAGTGGATGAGTGAGTTTGGCGCGATCTTTAAAGGTGCCAACGTCATTGTGGTGCCCGATCAAGATGAGCCAGGCAAACGTCACGCCGATTGGGTGTTATCGACTTTAGATGGCCACGCTAAACGGATCGGTGTAATGAACCCGAAAATGGGGAAAGACCTCGCCGATTGGGTGCAATTGGGCGCGACGGTAGATGATCTTTACGATGCCACTGTGGATTACTTTGTCCAAAGTGGTGAGAAATTCTCAACACATAGCAGATTACTCGACGTTTGTACGCTCATTTTGGACATCAAGTCCATTGATTGGTTGGTGCGGGGCTATGTCGAGAACGATTCCTTGGCTCTGGTGTATGGATCGCCTGGTTCGGGTAAGTCGTTCTTTACTGTGGATTTGGCGTGTTGTATTGCCACCGGTACGGATTGGATGGGTCACAAAGTCAAGCAAGGCAATGTGTTTTATATCGCGGGTGAAGGTCACAACGGTTTAGCGAGACGCTTTAAAGGTTGGCAAGAATCGCATCAGGTCGCAATTCCTCCAGGCGTGCTTTTCAAATCCGCTGGTGCCACACAAATGATGGATGAAGAAATGCTGATGGAATTGTCTGAGGATATTTACCAGACATGGGAACAGACTGGCGTGAAACCCGCAGCGATTTTTATTGACACTTTGGCGCGTAACTTTGGCCACGGTGATGAGAACTCTACACAGGATATGAGTCGCGTGATTGCGTTGGTTGATAAGCATTTACGCCAGCGTTTTCTCTGTTTAGTGGTGCTAGTGCATCACAGTGGCCACAACGCGGAACGGGCGCGTGGATCATCTTCACTTAAAGCAGCGATGGATGCCGAATATGAGGTGTCCAAGGATGAGGATGGCAACGTCACGATCAAAGGCACCAAGATGAAAGACGCTGAATTACCAGACGAATTGGTATTAAAGCTCAAGTCTGTGGAATTGCCTGGTTTGTTTGATGATGAAGGCGAACCCGTAACGAGTGCTTATCTAGGAATCCCAGACGACCTGATTCATTCCAAAGTTGGAGAAACTAAGGATGGTAAAAAGATTGTAGCAAGTGATGTGCTCAATATTCTACAAAAAGAGTGGTTGCCAAGCAAAAAATTGGCTGATTCATTAGGCGTCAATATCGCCAAATCAAAACGCATTATTTCAACGCTCACAGCGTATGGCTTTGTGGCCATGACAGGTTCAGGTCGGGCGCGTGAAGGGTACGTCACCGAATCCGGTATGCAAGCCCTCAGTCGCATTGGCAACATCATTACTCAACAACATAAACCCTTTTACCAACAGGATGCCGCATGAGAATTACAGCGCCACTATCACGCATTAAACCGTCGTTTATTCGTAAACCGTTGTGGGTTGTTTGGTACCCAATCCTATTGGTGCATTTAACAGTTGATCACGGCACCAGCCCAAATTTTAAAAAGATTGTTTGGGTGACTTGGCGCATGGGTTGGAAAGGGATTGGCAAATGACCCCTGACGAATGTTTAGCCTTTTCAGGAATTGTTATTTTGGGCATTGGGTGTGTGTTGATTCTTTTAATGAGTATTGATGATGATCGACATTAAACCCCCTGTTAAGAAACAGAATAAGTTTTATGAGCCGTATTTTTCTTATAAAGAAATTGCACAAGAAATGAATTGTACGGTCGCGTATGTTCAACAAATTGAAAAACGTGCTTTGCTTAAAGTAGCCAAAGTATTGCGCCGTTGGGGTTATATAAAAAACGACTTTATTGGAAAGGATTAAATATGAAGCATGACGCGGTAAACCATCCAAAACACTATACAAATCATCCTAGTGGGATCGAGTGCATCCAAATTACTGAACACATGGGGTTCAACTTAGGTAACGCGGTGAAATACATTTGGCGCGCTGATCTAAAGCATGACGCAATTGAAGATATGAAAAAGGCCGTTTGGTATATCCAGCGCGAGATTGATAGGAGGTTGAAATGAACGCAAATGAATTATCAGATTGGCTTGTTGCTTTTACAGAATCCAATGTTGATTATGAAGAAAAAATAGTCTTAGAATCAGCCACCATGCTACGCCAGCTACAAGCTGAAATTGAGGCGTTGAAAGCAAAGACTCTAACAGATGAGGAAATACTGGCTGCTATCAAATCTACTGCTGACGATGTTAGTCCACATAAGGAATACGAAAACACCTACTCGGATGGCTGGTTGGATGCTTGTAATACTGTATATGACGAAGTGTTTGCAATATTAAGAAAGGCTAATGAGAAATGAACACAGAACAATACATTGTTAGTTTAAAACAAAGTCTTATTGACACTCAATCAGCATTACATGAGTGCCGAAAGCAGTTAGAAGAAACAAACCGTAAAAAGAATTTAAAAATAAAAGAGCTAGAGGAAATTATTATCAATCATGCCGAAGCTATTTATGAAAGCATTGATTTAAGAAAGGCACAAGAGAAATGAACAGGGAATTTAAAGTTAATATTGAAGATGGTCAATGTCCCCAATGTGGCGATGACGGAGAAGAATTATTTTATTACGAAGGTACTGGCAAATACTACTGCAATTGTTGTTGGGATAACCATGAAGAAAAATGGAATCCACTAAGAAAGGCACAAGAGAAATGAATAATGAACCAGTAGCGTGGCAGTATCAATGGGAAGGGCATACTTGCTGGACAAAAATGCCACATGAAGGATGTATCCCACTCTACACTCATCCAGCACAGGAATTAAATGATGGAGGTGAACCAGTAAAAAACGCTACTTATTGGAAGCGTCAATACAACGAAATGTCGGCATTAAATGACAGACTAAAGTCATCGCTATACCACGCTAACGAGCAAATTAAGTATTTGGAATTCCATCCAGCAGACTTAACATATGAGGAAATAATGGAATCTTTAGCAGAATTAGAACATGAGCAATGGATGACATGGGCTAAAAACTTAAAGGATACAGAGGCGTTATCAATTCAGCGTTTAAATAGATGGCTTCATTGCTTTAAACCCTATTCTGAATTGTCAGAAGAAATGAAAGAGCATGACAGGGAATGGGCTAGAAAAGCATTAGCAATACTAAGAAAGGCTAATGAGAAATGAGAGCCAAATCGATCAAAAACGCTGATGACGGATATGAGATGAATCGCAAAGATATTGGTGAAAAATTGTTTTTAGATGAGCGAACCATTGGTCGAATTGAGCGAAAAGCCATCGAAAGTTTTAAAGAAATCTTTGAGGCAAAAGGCATAAAAGCAAGTGATTTGCTTAATTTTTAAGCAGATTTTTAATGGTAATGAAGTTGCGTAATGTTGTCTTATTAATGGTTTTATTGGTTTGGACCAATGTTGTTTTTATTGGTTCATTTTAAAAGTGAGCCAATATGAACCAATACATGAAACAGACAGCAAAGGCATATAGATATTGAGTGTTATTGGTTCATCAGTTTTTGAGCCAATATGAATCGAACATTGGTACATTGGTTTCATATCTTTAGATATGAACCAATACCTGTTTCAATCTTAGAAAGTGAACCAAAAATGAGTGAAAAGCAGTTTGAAACGATCCGGTTGGTTTTGCCATATCCACCAACCACAGGGAATGGTTCAACACGAAAAGGTCGATATGGTTTTTATACCGTTGCACCGATCAAGCATTTTCGACAAACAGTGGAAAACTACCTGGTTGAAAATAATTTGGTTTTGGGAATTGATGGCCCATTGAAAGTTCAGTGGTTTGTATCGCCTCCAAATCGCAGAGGTGTGGATGCCGACAATATTTTGAAAGTTTGTCAGGACGCATTGAGTCGCGCTGGTTTTTGGGTTGACGATTCCAACAAGGTGATTCGTCGTACGGAATTCACTTGGCTTGATCCCGTGACTTGCGGCCATGTGAATGTTTCGATTGACCGTTATGTTGCGAATAACGTAATATGATGCCAAAAGGACAACATAATGGAAAATGAAAAGAATAATGGAGCTGTAAAAGAAATACGCGAATTATTTGTTTTAAATAATATTAAACGCACATTACCAGAGATATTAATTGATTTACCACATTTAAATAAATATCAAGTCGCAATGGCATTAAATCATTTATTTAATCGTCGTTGGGTAAGTCGTGAATTAATACCAGCGATTAATTATGGAAGAAAAGAGATATATCAATATACCTACCATAAAAAACGATTACCACATCCTGATAGAAAACCATTAATCATTGCAGTTAATCCGATCGAATATTATGCCAACACTACCAACAAACAGTAAATGCAGCACATTAGGTTGCAAAGATAATCGCAGTAAGTACAACACATTTTGTATTAATCATGGTGGTCGTAACTCTTATAACGATTCAGACAGTCGAGCTGAATCAAATTCGATGTACCAATCAAAGCAATGGAAACAAACCCGCACGGTTCAGCTTAGTAAGCAACCCTTATGCCAAGCGTGCCTATGCGTAGGTCG